CCTTTGTCGTCACCATCATTATCTTGATATCCAGAAGCTCCACTTCCGATAGCAACACCACGTATTCTTTTTACTCCATCAGGAATACTCCAGTTTCCAGTATTCCCATTATTAGAAGACTTCTCTATCGTGCCACCTAAAGAATATGTTGCCATTTTAAATCTTAATTAAGTATTCTACTAAGAAAAATGGAGGTGTGACCTCATCTAATTTATATATGGAAGATGTAGTGAGGGTAACAGTAGATTCCAATCCTAATGGGTCGATTTCAACCTGTGGTGCTCCAGTCCCTGCTGTAGAATCAATATCTACTTGATAACCTAAAGTATTTTTTTGTTTGACAGCACTAATGCCACCAGGAAATAAAACCGAGTGTTTATGTTCTGGAGCGAAAGTAGCATTCTCGTTAAACTGAAGATTGATTAAAGAGTTGTTACCTTCGTTCTGAGCAGCTCCATTAGCACCACCAGCACCCTGCCCATTCTCGGTATCATTAACAAAAATACCATCATTCCAAGCAGCTCTGTATCTAAGATATGCTACACCACCTTCATGACCATGTGCCTGCCAATAGTCATTACTCAAAAATGCTCCTAATGTACTACCATCAGAAGTAATTGTTTTGAAAGTTGGGTTGCCAATAAAGGGATATATGCCGTCGTCCACCAATTTAAAACTACCATCATATGTAATAGTAATTTCATCACCCACCAATGTTTGAATAAGAGTTTCTGCTCCTACTCTATAAGATCCAGGATTGCTAGCCTGAGGATTAGCAATTGTTTCATTTAAATAACCACCACTAGATCTACCACCAACAATGTACTTTGATCCTAAGTCTGGCAATTTAAATTGAGTACTACTAATCTCCTCACCTTCTCTAAGAAATTTATTTCTATCACCAATTCCAAGAATTTCCGAAAGAATTGGATATTGGGATGATTGTAAAAGAGATCCATCACACCTCAAAAAACCAGCAGGAACATAGGTCTCAAACAAATTAGCAGTAGGGGAATTATTGATAGATAACTTTCTACTGAAAGGGATTATAGATCCAGAAACGCCGCCGTAATGTGCTCTCAGTTCTGTGTAATGGGCCATTAGTATGCTCGAATAAGATTAGCAATGGTTAGGGAAGGAACTCTTGTAGTAAATGTCATCATCAAAGCATCATTAATAGGTGCTGGGTTAACGTAAGCAGCTGCTTTCACTTGTAAAGTCTCCAAAACTGACATGTCATCTCCATTATATTGAATAGAAATTTCGCCATCATGATCATGTGCTTCGATTATAGTTTTTCCAAGAGTTTCATTTGCTTCAATATTAAAATCGACCCCAGCAGTATCAAATAAGGTATCAGTTGGACCATAATTAGCAGACAAAGGATCTGGAGAATATGATCCTTGATAATTTGGTTGTTCAATAGGAGATGTTTCATCACTCTCAGGAATCAAGTGTCCTGGATAAAAATAACCATCAACCCTAACTTGCTGTAAACGTTCGGCAAATGAACCCGTATACGGTAGTGCAGCAGTTGGACTACCTTCTGTATTAGTTGTTCCAGATTTTAAGTTTTGAGTAGATCCAGTTCCAACAAAACTTTGAACAGCAATACCATGAGAACCAGCATTTGTTCTAAATGGAATATTATTTTTAATCGGCATTCCACCAACCAAGTATCCACAGGCATATCGACCATTTGATTGACCACCAATTACATTTTTCAAAGCATCGGAAGGATTGTTTGTATCACCAATAAAGAAATGAGTTGGTTCACTACACTCAAGGGTAGTTTCTGGAGCACATCCACCAAATATTCCGAAAAATGCTTCCCAACATGGGTTTTCTGCCTCTAAGAATTCACGTGCTTCGAATGTTGGGTTACTGTATATAGTTGGACCCTTTCCAGGTCTAGCATTATTATCATTCCAGTTAACAGTTTCATATACACCTGGATGGTAATGAGTAGGAACGTGATATCTTCCTAGTTTTCTAGCAGCAATATAAACCTCTTTGATGCCAAATCCAGGTAATAGTTGATGTCCAGTAATAGTTCCATCAAACAACGAAGATCCTACACTCAGGATAGTTATAACAATATCATTAGCAGAAGTTCCACTAGCATCAACTAAGGCAGTACCTGGAATTTTAACTTGATCCTGTGGTTTATACCCTTGACCCTTTGCCTTACGAATAACATTCAAACTGGTTCCACCACTACCATCTTCATCTAAAATAACCTGAAAAGTAACACCAGTTCCTGTAACAGCAGCTCCGTTAGATATATTAGTTAGATTTTGAACTGTTCCCTCAGCAATATCAATAGATATTGGTTCAGCAACGCTAGGGGGAGTTCCAGTAAAAGCAATTCCCTGAGCAGTTCCCTCTGGATCTGGAGTATATGTCATCAAAATGTCAGTTATGGCATTTTGAGTATTAGGAGGACCTAAGTCGCCTGGTTCAAAACCAGGAGAAGAAGAACCAATATATTCACCAACAACACTAAGAGCTTCTGGATTGTCAATAACATTCGGCACAAGAGAAGATACCGAGAGCTCTGTATATGTTATTTTACCATCGGGAGTCGTGAATCCATTTGAAGTTGGTGGTGTTGTACCACTACTAAAAGAAGTAGCAGTATCATCGTTCAAACTAACACTATATTTGGTTCCATCATACACAACAACATCTCCAGCACCATACTGAGTATTTGCTGCCCAGTTAGGATAACTAGCAAATTCAGAAATGCCAAAATATTCGTCAGAAATATCTGCTAGAGCTTTGTCATTTGTTGGGGGTAATCTAAATGTTCCTGTGTAGTTTGGGAACACATCATCATTATTCCACTCTCCTCCATATGTATCCCTAAGGATACGTGCCAACAATGGATATTCACTTCCTTGCAATTCTTGTCCATTACATAGTAACCATCCAGAAGGAATATCCGAGACATTGCCTCCCCACGGTTGTACAGAACCGATGGGGAGTGCTTTTTGTGTTTTTACTACGTTGTATCCTGCCATGTGTTGTTTAGATCTCCATTAGCCACCAACCACGGGCACTTGGGGGTGCTCCAGTTGGATTTCCTTCGCCGTCAAACTCGCCAAGATAAATCAGTCCAAAGGAAGCATGTGGTGTTTGTACAACCAATTCTCCTCCATTATAATTTATACCAGTAAGATCTGGGTTATTTCCATTACTGATGTCACCTTGGACAAACACACCGTCAGCTGCTCTACAAATTAGAGATACATTATATGTTAGGTTACCACCAACATCAACAAACCTAATCATATCACCAGATCTGACTGGTTTAGAGATTCCATCAACCGTAACCTGAGTAGGTAACTTCATTGTTAAGTTAGCACCTGGATTGACAAAATAGTTAACATTAGGTTGGCAATCATATGTTTCAAATCCTTCACCAACATACTCCCATCTTCTACCACCAGTAGAGCTGAAGAATGCTTGCTGACCAGCAAAGTTCATCGAACCATCAGATTCAATTTCAAATAGGTCAGAAACATTATTGGTTTCAACATACTTGAAGTTGGTAGTTCCGTTAGCAATACCAGTTGTATTCGTATGAATAGGAGCATCAGATCCAGAAATACCATCAATAGTAGCTTCGTAGATATACTCACCGAAGTAAACTCTATCGCCAAAGTTATATCCAACATTAGGTTGCCATCTTGGTGACAGATCTTGAATACCTACCTTGAAGTTTCCACCCTTAACCTCTAGTTGACCTTCAATTTCATTCTTATTCTTACCAAGAACTTGTAAATTACCATAGGTAATTAGATTTCCAGTGTCTGTATCAAATTCCAGTCTCTTATTGAGAGGATCGTCGGTAGTAATATCAAGATCTCCACCTCTAAGTGTGAGATTTCCACTGAAGGCATCTAAAGTCAACCTATCACAATTAGCACCACCAACTTTCAGATCTCCCTTCATACAAAGGGTTCCAGAAGAAGAATCAATTTCAAATGTAGTGGTAATACCATTATTAATGGTAAGGGTATCAAGACCTTCAGTTAGACTACCATTTAAAGTTAGGGTCTTCTCTATGGTTGTAGTACCAAATATGGTAACGTTACCATTGGTAGAATCAACCGTAAACATCTCAACTGGAGCAGCATCATTACCATCATGAACGACGAACCTCTGTGGAGAAGTTGTATTGATTGCTGTAATTTGAGCAAGTTCAGTGTCGGTGAATCTTAAGATATCTCCAGGTCCAACAGAACCAGAGAAGTCTCCAGTATCTACCAATACATCTGGTGTAGCAGCAGAAGGAACGATTGCTGGCAGAGGATTGACATCAATGAAACTTACATTATCAGCAAGATCATATCTAACGATGAGGGAGTTGTTGGGGTGATCTTCACGGAGGAACTTATAACCAGAACCGTCAACAATCATCGTACCATCTTCATTGAGTTGGTTACGAGCTCTCTTGACTTTGACACGTAAAGGTAGATTACCAATAGCGTTCAAGTTAGTAAGTTCAACAATCTGTAGAAGTTCGCTGTATTGTTCACCGATAGGAGCACTTCCTTGTGTGGACTTACCAGCAGAGAATGCTACCGTAGTAGGAACTGTATTTCCAGCGAGGTTTTTGTTTAATGTAACTACAGTACCAGTTACATTAGTAACTTCAGCATCTCTAGTACCATCAGCGAAGTATACATCATCTTGCTCAATACGAACGAAATATGTATTGTTGGCGAGATCAAATGCCCAAGTTACCGTTGAAGCATCGATGGTATCTTGACCAGCGGTAACAGTTGCTGTGAAACTAGTTGGATCGAATAGAGCACGTCTAGAACGATCAATCAATAAGTAAGATCCGATAGATAGGACATCACTAGTTGTTGCTGTGTTGAATGGGAGGAACCATTCTTCATCGTTGTTAACATCAACCTGACCAGCGTCGGCAACGTCAGCAGCGCCCCAATAATCAGAACCAGTGATAGCGATAAACTTATTAATCTCAACCTTACTGAACAAGTCAACGTTAGCGACATCGATATCACCAACAATGTGAGCTGGAGTGTCAGTAGAGAACGAACCTCTTCTAACCTCAAACTTACCAGAGTTAAGACCACCAGAAAGTGTCACATCGCCACGTAGTAGAGATGCTGCCTTAACAGTGAGACTGTTATTAACTGTAGTAATACCACCTTCAGCACCAATGTTGATAGTAGAGGCAGAATTAGCAAGATCAAGTTTAGAAACATTAAGTGGGAAGATCTCGGCAGAAGCAGTGCTTGCTGTTAGTTTAGCAGTGCTATTGTTGTCGTTAGCACCGATTCTTAGTTCACCATCAATTTCAGTAAATCTGTTATAGATCTTGAAGATAGATCCTTGATCTAAGTTATTAGATTGTGTGGTAAAGGCACCACCGAATCTAATAACAGATACAGCATCGTTTGTTTCTGGAGATCCAATGTTACCCATTCTAATCTTAGAAGAGGTTGCGTTTGGATTATTGTGTACTAAGAATTCACCAACAGAAGAATTAACACCGAATCTTACTGTTTGATTTTCAGCGTTATTAGAGAGGTTGAAGAATTGTGTGGATCCTTCAATGAGGTTATTAGCGAAATCAATTTGAGTAGCGTTAGAGAAGATGTCAGCTGTTGTGACATTTGCTGCCAAGAGACTGAATGAGGTAGCTTCAGTGGAGATAACTCCACCATCTACCTTAAGATTTTTCTCAAGAAGAACATCTTCAGTAATTCTAGCGTCACCACCAACTGTTAATGTGTGGTTGGTTAATCCTTCAGAAACATTAATACCAACTCTACCACCAGCGACAGTTCTTGGAGCACCAACCTGATTAGCAGGTGTATCGCTATGAGGTCCTCTAAATCCATTTGTAGTAGAAACACGTAGAGCAACTACAGCACTATCAGCAACACCATCAGCATTGTTCAGCAGTCCAACAATGAAGGCGCTATTCATAGCAGAATAGATTCTATTGCTGTTTAGAGCATTAGATTCATATTCACCTTCATTCATCAGATAACCACTTACCCAAGTGTTACCCATCACATCTAGGGTAGCATTAGGGTTAGTTGCTTCGCTTACAAATGCCGTGACATGATCATTATGAGCAGATCTAGAAAGAGTGTTAATACCAACTCTAAATCTACCACGATCATCAGTATCAGTTCTGATTGCTTCAGCACCTAAGATACCCCATTCTCTCCACTGAGAATTCTCAACTTCAACAGTAGCTGTTCCATCAACAACAGAGATAGCACTTAGAGCATATCCCACATCAGGAGCAGTGATGGTTAGTGGGGCAGCAAGAACAAACGTATTTCCAGTATGAGAAATTACTTTTCTAATGCCATTGAGATTAGCAAAATCTCCACCAAAATCAGTAATTCTGATGATAGCACCAGTTTCCACCTCATGGAAGTTGGTATTTGCTCCATCAACTAAAGTAAATTGAACTGTGTTTCCACCAGTAGCTCTTACTTCGTCAATGATAGCGTTCTTATTCTCATAGTCATTGGCATAAATCCAACCAAGAGATCCCTTTCTACCAACTTTTTCGCCCTTGAGGAGCATATCCCCAGAGAGTGGTTCTTGTGTTCCATACTGAACTTGGAATCCTAGAGCAGAATTAGTCTGGTTAGGAGTCTTGTTTGTAGGAATCCTGCTGTTCTGATTATCATTATGAGTTCTGATGCTGTAATCTTGACCCTGAAGGACAGTATTTCCCCTAGGATTAAACTTAAATACAGCAGCATAAACATGATTCTGATGGATTACAACATCACCCTGAGAAGGAATAGTGCTTCTTACGAATGTCTGAGAATCTAGAGACTCATCATTTATACCATTAGTTGCTTGAGAATCAACGTTAGAAACTACCGTGAAGGCATTATCTTCATCAGAATCAACGTTGATTGTTACAGGGTTGTTGAACAGAGCATCGCCATCTACCGTGATCTCCTGCTCGAATACAACAGGAAGTTCAAAGGTAGTAACGAGACCGCCGACATCATCATCCTCATCATCAGACTCTAGAAGTTCTGCTTTCTCAAGGAAGGTCTCTTCGCCTGTAATAGCGTTGATCTTCTTGTTACCAATGTAGAGGTCACCATTGGAGTTTAGACCAGTGTAGAAGACGATACCGCCGTCTTCACGCTTTGCCTGAGCATAGAAGTCTTGGATGTCTTCCAGGACAACTTCCTGACGGAGTGGGAAACCAGTAGAGTAGTTACCAGGACCGAAACCAAGGTATTCAAACGTGTGGTTACCAGATCTAGCAATAGAAGGACGACGTAGCTCGACGTATAGTCTTTGCTCAGTTGGATATGGAGAGTCACCAGCAATAGGAATTAGGCGATCCTCAGAACCAGAGGTAGCATTACCTTCTTGTGCCTGAATTCTGTTGTCAAGTGTCTTTCCAGTAGGACCAGAAGTTGTATTCGTGTAAGAATATCTGTTTAGAGCAGGGTTCTTGACAAGATCTACGATAACTTCTTTGGTTGTGCTGTTCTTGTAATCGTTTGTAGTAACAAGACCATGGATAAAGTTGTCAGCAGCACAAATAGTAGCTGGAGGATCAGTGTACTCAAGATCCAATTGCTTGAACCACAGAGGATCGTTCTTGTAGTTGATTGGATAGAGTTGAGAAATAGGTTGGGAGAACTTGAAGTTTCTAAAGTTCGTACCAACACCAGCACCAGTAGGATAAGGAGAAACGTTACCCTTAACACATGTCAGGTAGTAAATACCTTCTTGCTGGTTAGGAATACGACGTTTGATCTCTTCAACATCAAAGATGTAGAAAGTATCTTCAATCTCACCGATGTCTTCGACAGAAACAATTTCATAACCATTGTTAGCGTCGTCAGTAATAACGTCACCAGGGGTCATGGTGAAAACATTAGTCTCCTTGTCGCTGTAGAGATAATCTTGCTTGAGAGACTTCGCTAAAGCATAGTCTGGGGATCCAATACTATCTTGCTTGGCAAGAAGTTTGGCGTAAATGTTAACGGCATTACCATTAGCATCCAATACTGGATCATTATCAGCATCTAGTACTGGTTGGAATAAAGTAGTAGCAACGATTGGGTTATACTCAACCGTCTCTCTTTCTTCATTATTTTCTTCTAGTTCTTTGAGGACTAGGTAATGCTCATCGGTTCCATCAACATTGAAATAAGCCTGGACATAACCAGAACCACTAGCAAATCCATTCCAGAAGATTTTGTTAATCTCACCAGTCTTAGAACCATCATTGTTCTGTGTAGCATTGGTTCTAAAAGTACCGCCTTGTGGAGCTTCAATCTTGACAGTAATGAACTGTTCATTTCTGATAGCATCATCAGTGATTGTATGGTCAAATACAGTTAGTTCTAGTCTTCCAGTATTTGTACCACTTTCAATGGTTCTGGCGGATTGAATACTGAAAGCAACTCCAGATTCCGTTTGAGAAGATGGAATAATCTTTACAGAGTCAGACTTGTATGGATCATATACAAAGTTTAGATCTAGATCAGCAGCTGGGAGTCCAAGTTGTTGTGGTTGAGCGACACCATCGACATCAATGAAGAATTGAGCACGTTCTGGTGATCCACTAGAAATTGGTTTAAGTACAATCTTCTGTGGTACTAATCTTCTTGTAGTATCAGTTCTTGCCTTAAGAACGAAACCATTGAGAGGATCACGTACACCATCAGCAAACTTAGGAATAACATAACGTAAGCGATAGATTCTATCAAGAGCACCTCTGTCGTCCTCAAGTCTTTCGTATGTTGTATTCTTAGAGCGAGCATCCTTGAGGTCATCTCCAATCTGATTCATTCTAGCAATGATATTGACCGCTGGATCATAAGCATCCGTAGTTTGAATGAACCACTGACCAGTTGTCGTCTCTTGATTATCTGGTAGTAGATCGCTATCATCTCTAGTAGGATCAAATCTTACAGGAGACTCACGCTTATTAGCGAATACAAAGAAGTTCTTTCCAATTGGAGCGGAAGAAGTTCCAATGTTAAAAGTAATCTTCGGAGTACCAGCAACAGCATGAGAAGCTTCTTCATAAACAGAGAATCTCTTCTCAGTTTCATATCTAGCATAGTAAATCTTGTTTGGATTTACAGTATCTCCACTGGGAAGTTCTGGTAAAGTAGAGTCATCACCAAATGTTCTGAAGAAGATTTCCTGAACATGATCAGTTGTTCCAGGAACGTCAAAAACGTGAGGAACATCTGTAACGATTGTCTGAGCTTGACCAGATTCGAAATTACACTCATATTGATGTAGTCTGTAAGAATCGTCAAGAACATATTGATATAGATCGATCTCTACGTTATAGTCTACAGACTCAGTTTCAGGAGAGTACATGTAGATACCAGCAGAAGCGTTCTCCCTAGTTGTGGCAAGCATCAACTTGGTTGTCTGCTGATTAGTAAATGTATTTGGATAAGTTGCTCCATCAGCATAGTTTTCTGGTTGAGTTGTTCTACCAGGAGCAATTACGTAGTAGATAGTGTTAGTATCAAATCCTTTAGGAAGTCTAACAATACGCTTATCGATGGTACTAGAATCAACACCATCTCTCAATCTAGGAACAAGTCTTACAGGAGTTCCAGTCTCAAAATAGTGGGGATTCGATGTAGCACCACCAGTATCAATACTGAATAGAGTTGCTCTAGCAGCAAGATTTGCTGTATCGATTGTTGGTTCAATTCTAGTAGCAATAGTGAAGTCGGGTTCAATATCAGGGATAGCAACAGGAGTTAGAATGCTACCAGGGAAATCGTCAGTACCAATAGCCTGAGTAACATAGCTAGTGAATGTGGTGATAGTAGAAGCAATATCAGCACAGTCATTATCAAAATCATAAACTCCTGGTTGACCAGAAGCATCTCCCAGTACTCTATTATCAAAGAATTGAGTATATCCGTGGTTGCCAGTAGTAACATACCTACTGTCATTTCTCATTGCTATGATAGCAAGATCTCTAGCCTCTGTATAGAGAATAAGTAACTCATCTCTATCACCAGAAATTGCTCCAGGATTCTGTACATACTCTAGAGCATGATCATATACTCTATTAGTAGAAGCATCGCCATCAGCAGTACCAAACTTAATGTTATATGCTACCGATTCAATGAAGTTAAGAATCTTAGATATCCAATTAGAAGAACCTAACGAAGGAACAAAAGAGGGATCTGTGCTGACATCAGCCAACATATTTGAATATGCTTCATTAGCAATCCAATCTTTGTTAGCTAGCAATAGATTATAAGCATCAACTTCTGTGCCACCGAGAGGTGTTAATCCATTGTTAAGGATCAAGAAGAATTGACCGAAATAGTTTTCAGCAATAGTGGTAGCAATACCAGAACATTCTGGATATGTGCCATGTCCAGAAGGAATTACCCATGCCGTAGTATCTTGGAGTACATCACTATCTCTAACAGGAGCGATATCAGTAAATGCTCCGACCAAAATATCTGGATCGTCAGTAGCATCAGCTGTTTGAGGGAACTCAAAGTGTAGATATGCTCCAGCATTGCTATTTCCAGTTGGAAGTGCCTCTGCTCCAAGATCTACCTCAAGAATTCCATCAGAATTTACAGATAGAGTTGGTGCTACGGTTCCAATCTCAATACGCTCGGAGTCAACAATTCTCCTTACATATTTGGTTCCACCTAGTACATCAGAACCAGAAGAGAATGTAGCGATATCACGACGTAATCTACCATTTACAAAATTATATGGATTGTCACCATTTGCTTGGTCGGTATAATCCATATGACGTACTGTCATACCAACCAAAATACCAGAAGTATCGCCAATATCAATAATTGAACTATTTTGGTCAATTACAGGATTGACAATGAGAATATCAAAGTTTCTCATTGCAGCAATACAGAGGTTCTTTACGTACTCGTATGCTTCAATAGATTCGTTGAATTCAGTATCAATATAAGACAGTGTGCCACCAACATAATATCCTTCAGCAGCTTTGATCATGTTGATGTTGCCACCAACTCTCAAATCTTGAATTACAGCATCTACAACATATCCAATGTCTCTTTCACATTTTTCGATCGTGATAGTTTCACGGGTTTGTAGTTCTGGATACTTGGTGATAATGTAATTGTATGCCTCTCTTTGGATAAATGCTTTGTTTGCTTCAATGAGGTTGGAAGCATCTTGAGCATTATTGTTAATGTTGACTCCATCAGGATTTAGAGTTTCAATAGCAGCAGAATATCTCTTGAATCCAGTTGGGGAAAGAGTTTCTTCAAAGATAGCATTGCCACCACCAACTTTAGGTAGTTTTAGATAGATTTTGTCATCCGTCTTGGAACCAAGTCTAAAACCATCAATCGATGTGGCAGGTTTGGTAAATGGTGAATATACATCATCACCAGAATAATATAGTTTTGTTTGGTTTCCAGCAACCTTAGTAGCTTGATTAGATAGTGGGAAATATTTTAGTGTCTTAATGTTGAAAGCATCTGTTTCAACTGCTTTGACAGGAACAATATCCGTGATATAACCACCCTTGTCTTGGTTAAAAGCAAATCCCTTATAACCAATAGAGTGTAGAGATGTGTTACCGAAGTTGGAGTTCGAGTTGGTGATCGACATGTCACCACCACTTTCCATCAGGAAGTGATCGAAGAAACCAACAGCAAAGACCGAAACACACTGGATGAAGGAGTCATCAGAAGCACGGATGTGGAAGTTTCTCCAGTCATCTTTCCAATAAGCATCACCCTTGGTGTGATAAGCAGTAGTAGCGAAAGCATCGGTTAGCGATGCCTGGTTCCAGGTGTTGCTGAACTCGTCGTAGCGGATGAAAGCACGGTCGTCCTTCTGTAGCGAAACACCCGTGTACTGAGCAACAACCATCGACTTGAATCCAGTCGCCTTGGATCCATCTGCCCACATACCACACTGACCCCAGGTAGATCTGATGGAGCAGTTAAAGACATATGGAGAAGCAGATTCAACCGAGTCAATCTCTGCCTGTACTCTAGCAGAAATATTGATGTCTGGTACAGAATAACCAGTCTCATTGATGTCTAGACCAAGTTGCTGAGGAGTTACGTCAACAACATATTCAAAGATCTTAGGATCTGCTTCAAATACGTTGGTTACCTTGAAAGTACCATTAAGTCTGTCATCTAATCCAGTGTCAATGACGGCAACATACTGATCGGTGAAATAACCGTGTGCTGTTTTTGTAGTTGCTTGAATAATAGTTTGACCACTAGTCGTTTGACCAGTTAATCTCAAATTAGTAATACTTCTAGTATCAGACAGAGGTCCAACAATTCTGTTTTCCTGAGGAAGTTGATCAAAGTCACCATTATCAATAGAAGGTTGGAATAGGGAGAACGCTCTAGCAACCTTATCATAGTAAATCTGAAGATCCGTAGTATCAGCATAAGTCATGATGGTGATCTTATGGTGAGAATACTCAGGAATTGCTAGGGCAGTATTGTTACCCTTCTGATAGTAAACTTTACCAACACCAGCAGTGTTGTCGAATAGAGGAGAATTGGAAGATAGATCGCCGTCCTTGATAGTAAACTGCCAGAGGTAACAACCACCAGTTAGGTTAAAGATAGAAGTTCTTTCTTGTGTTCCATCAACAGGATCGGGAACATACAGAGGACGAACAATAGTACGACGAAGGTCATAACCAATTAGAGAACAACCTCTAGGAACGATAGCACCACCACTTGGAGCGTTGAACTTATAAAGAACGTTATCTGGATTGCTCAGATCAATAATCGAGTTATCTTGCCATGCCTCAACTGCTTTGTTATAGTTGAAGATGGGGATATCTCCAGTTACAGGAATATCAGCTAGAGAGCTAAGATCTCCTTCAGTGAATACAGTAGTAACAAGACCAACCAAGTTATCAATACTGTCCTGTACATCAATACATGTAGCAGCATTACCTGAGGGTAGGTTTGGAACAACTGGATCTCCAGTCTCATAACCAGAATATCTAGCAGGACCAGCAAGAATAGTTAGATCTTTAGAGAACAACTGGTTAGTAATTGCCTGCTTCATTACCTCACCAGCTTTATTGAAGGCAATTACAGATTGTGCTTCTTCACCTAAAAGTCCATCACTAATTTGAAGTCCATTCTTATCGAAATACTGTTTAATGAAATTGATTACACTGCCATTACCACCATTAGGAAGGTCAGCAGAAACAGCATCGATCAAATAACCGATATCACGCTTACATTTAGATTCTCCAGGACCCACATCGGAAGTAGTTTCTTCAGGGAATCCGTCAAGTGTTCCTTGTAAGAAATACGTTTCGATAAGTGTTGCTAGGGTGTCAATTGTGCTCTTAACGCCAGCACAAGAGTTTGGATCATAATCGTACCCAGACCCAGTTCCAGCAGGATCATGGGTGAGAGTAAAGTCTTTATATCCAAGTTGATTGCTCAGTGCTTCCTTCATCAAGACAACTGCTTGATCAAAGACAATCTTAGATTGCTGCTCTTCACCTTGAAGACCATCATCAACCCAACCACTACCAGTAGCGTTAAAGTAATTTTGGATATACTTTCTGGTGTAGACGTTACCACCACCGAGGGAAACATCCAACGAAATAGCATCAATATAGAAACCAGTGTCACGGTAGCACTTAGATGTGCCAATACCAATTTCAAACTCAGTAGAATCTGCTGGAAGTGAGTCGAGTGAAGACGTATTTTCAGCAACTAGACAATCACCCAAGAGGGTCAATAGGTTGTCTAGAGTAGTTTGAATAGTAGCACAGTTGTTAGCGCCGTAGTTTTCAGACTGAGATGGATCTGTGGTGATGTCGGCATCAGAATACCAACCACTTACATCAACAGTCTTGTTAGGAGTTGCTCCGAAGTACTGAGTATTGCTAATAGTTTGACTAGCAGGATATCCCTGATCTACTCTAGGGTTCTGTACAGCAATCTTTGCCAATTGCTTAGCAAAAGACATGGCATAAATCGTGCCATTTAGCTCTGTCTGATCTCCAGAAACAGCATCAGAACTTTCGTCGATAGCATAAGCAAGAATCTCAGTTCCTGCTTCGTTAAAATATGTTCTAGCAAATTTTTGGGTGAATCTACTGCCACCAAACAACATGTCTAGTGCTAGATGCTCTACCCAATATCCAATGTCACGCTTACACTTATTAATAACAGAACTGACTTCAGGGAATTCAGCAACCATTGCTGACCAAGATTCATCAACAATGTTTGTCTTATTCTTTAGAATTAAGCGATAAGCGGATGCTCTTCTGTTAAAATTATCGGTTCCTAAGGCAGAATCTCCAGGAATTACCCAATCACTGGCAAATAAACCAGTAGATTGACCTTCAAGATAGTCAATAGTGAGTTGACCAACAGATCTTGCTTGGATAAACTCTTTGTTTTTCTGGATCAAACGATACGCAGACTGACCCCTACGAAGTGGGTCAGGAGATCCATTAGGAAGAACCTCATCACCAGGAACTACCCAATCTGTACCCCAGGCATCTTCATCATAATCGACAACAATTTGACCAAAAGAACGGTCAATAATCTCTTGACGGTTCGCCTCTAATAGTTCTTTAGCATTGTAATAACGCTGCTTATCGTTACCAGCAGACGTTAGAGTTGCTAGACCAGGACGGTTATCAATATAGTGGTCGCCAGGCATCAGCATAATGCTGAATTGGTCGAATCTATCAGGAGTTGACTTACCGTCTTCTGCTGGTAGGAACGAATATCGGGCAACCTCAATAAAGGCTCTCTGGATAGTCTTAAAAGGACGTAGAGGACTATTACCCCTATTGTCTAATTCATCAGTAGCATTAAAGTCGTCTGGAGATACATACAAGTATTTTCCAGTCTTACTTGAGTACAGATTATCAAGTCTTGTAAGAGCCATAATTAGCGCCGAACCTAGGTTTCTTCTTCTTCTTTGTATTTATACAGTTCACTCAATGGGAGAGGCGATCCTAGGTTGACATTTAAGACAACTCTTGCCATACTTTTTGACGGCGGAGAAGAAGCATGATAATGGTCATTATCAAATAACACTGCTTTACCTTGCTCGGGACTAACTTCCTGAGTTATGTTGAATCCATCAACACCATCAAAAAATCTAGTATTTCCATCAGCAGAATTTACATAATAAATCATGTTTATGGAATAGTCCTGATCAGTTATAAAAGGATCCGTATGAGGTGGATTAAAAGCAGTTTCTGGAAGATATGATCTGGTAAGAAGATTCAACTTTGCTCTAGTAATACTAAGCATATGAGATGCTTTTTCACCAATCATTGAATCTAAAGCATAATTGACAACTTGAGTAAAAAAATGGAAATGAGCAGATCGTATTTCACCACCTATTAATAAAGAATGTACTAATTGGGGAGTATCTTTGATATTTGAATTATTTTCAATAATAGATCTGTCATAGTCGAAAGAAACCGTAGAAAACGCCGTGGTTGTCATATACCAATGGAATTTTGGTTCAAATACTGTTTCTCCCACCAAATTCATTAAATTGTATGGTATAGACTCATCTTTTACAATAATCATGACTCATTTTTCCATAGATATTTTCTGTGACACATGTCAAATATTTGATCGTGGTGAGGACCCCTAGACCTTACATAGTGAAGAAAAACTTGGGAATATTTTTCACCTTTATATGGATCTCTCCAATGTTCAACATTAGGTCCCATGTATAATACAGCATCTCCAGGAGATAACTCAAATGGTTTTCCTTCAACATAAAAGGACCATTCTTTGTCTCCCTTTAAATGTAAGGTTATCGATATTTCACATCTAGTAGCATCAGTGTGTTTTTCTAAATCACATCCGTTTAAATATAACCGAGAATAAGCATATGTAGGCAAAACTGGTGTTTTTAACGCCTGACCAAGAGTGCCACTCAGATCACATAGCATTTCAACGAATAATTGAAAATTATAGACAGATACAGATTTTTTACATTGCCAATCTCCACCATAACTACTATTTTCTGCCCACACCTCAAATTCTGTTCCTAGGTAATTAGCGTATTCTTTTGGTATAAAATTAGGAAGAAGGATATATCCATTTTTTGCTAATCCTTCATATCCACCGAAATCAGTAATATTAAACATAAACTTTTTTAGCAAAAAAATAGCGGGAAAATTTTTCCCCGATTCATGGAATTGGAATTCGAATTTTGCTGTATATATGTCGGTAAGAGGACTTGAACCTCCACGTCATAAAGACACTGGAACCTAAACCCAGCGCGTCTACCAATTCCGCCATACCGACTGGAGCCAAAAAGCGGACTTGAACCGCTGACCTGAGCTTTACAAAAACCCTGCTCTATCCAACTGAGCTATTTTGGCAATCGTTTGAACTCAAAGTGATCATATTTAGATCCCCATATTTGATGGTGATTTTGCTGATCAAATCCTAGGTCTTTAACACGATATGTGTCTGACGTTAGTTCAATTTCATTTTGGAGATATGTATCTCTTCCATTCCATTTTACATAACAGTCACAACCAGTGAGTCCACCTACAAACTTAGTACCGTCGTAGGTAAGGTATACATTACAACCTTGCTTTAATTGTAGCATATCTGTAGTAATATTGTCAATATTTTGACAATTTTGATATTGTTCTTTATTTTCAATATCATAGTTAAGAATACAAATACGTCCATCATCTAAAAGTTGTGGTTCTAGCACAAACTGACGATATGGTTTTTTGGATCGATAACTATATGCTTGCTCGCCATAAAATAGCTTGTCGGATATCTTTTTATGAGTTACCCGAATCATAGCATATCTAGATGGATATGAAAATGCTTGAATTTTATTTTCAAATTTTCCTTCTAACCATTCATACAATAGGTCAATCATCTTGTGGCAAGAGAGCTGGATCATTAACTTCAATGTCAAACATACAAGGATGACATTCTTCAGACATCAAGTAAGAAGAATACATGTACATCTCTTCGTCATCCCAATCACGACCTGCTAAAGCTTCCGCTTGGACAGCAGGGTGATCTTGTACTAGAAGAGGGAGTTCATCAAAGGTGTAAGGGATACCTTGAATGAAATACATCCTAACAACCATTCCCATATAAAAGGCGTAGGATTGTGAGAGTTCGTACTTCATGTTGTTTTCCACACATAACTATTTATGGGTAGAATAGGACGAGAGGGACTTGAACCCTCACGACTGTAATAGTCAGCAGATTTTAAGTCTGGTGTGTCTACCAATTCCACCACCGTCCCGTGGGATAACAGAAGTATAGCAGGTTATGCCACTTCTGTCAATGCTCCTTGAGGGGATCGAACCCACCTTAGCCGAATTATGAGTTCGGTGCATTCACCAGATTGCTAAAGGAGCCTGTCCTTTGAACCCTGACAGAGTTATTGTACTGGGTTTCTCAGGTTCTGTCAACCTTTTTGGAGATTTTTTGGCGGAGAATTTTTTTCAGAATTCAGGTAATCAAAAAGTCAATTTAGATACAGCAGCGGACCTGTCAGTCTAGTAGCAGCAGCTTCTAGAGATAACTTACTCTTCTCTCCCCACTTAAGTGTTGATGACTTCTTGTCAAGCAACAGAGCACCTAACTTAGGACCAGCAGTCGCTTCAAACTTAGATGGTTCAATGTTAAGTGTTCCTAATGCTTTACCAACTTCGAACTTGTATCCAGTGTCTCTTGTGGTAAACTGGACTAGTCCTAGTGTATTTAATTCGAAATCTGGTAAACCTTTTTTCTTATTGAGTAGTGTATCAACGAGAAAGTTTTGTGTTTGTTTAGACTTCGAAGCAGTGCCATTAACTTTAAACAATGCCTTGCCAGATACAACAGAAGCATAGTCTCCTAAGACTTTGAATCCATAGTCTTTATCTACATTTACGATATAGTTTCCTGTTACATTCAACTTATAATTTTTCTTGACACCTACAGTATAATCTCCATTGACAATGTATCTGACATCACCTGGAGTTTCATAAGTTACACTAGAACCTGATTTGTTTTGGGTAACCCTAACTTCTCCAGCTCCAT